TGGGGGTATACTGTTTGGATAAACATTGTTTTGTGTTGTATAATAAACACATGAATATCTTTCAAAAACTTTTTAGTAAGGCTAAGAAAAAATCTGTTTCATTTCTATCAAGCTCAACAGGTGGATTTAATGGGATGGAAGACATTTTTGATAGTAGTAACTTGAGAACTTTTAAAGACAGCCTTTATCTCTTCATAGGTGTGTCAATGATTCGTGAAACTGTTTCATCTATTCCACTTGAGATGTACCGTATCGTTAATAAAGATGGAGACACAGAAGTTGTTACTTCAGATCCTTTCCTAGATGTACTTGAAAGACCTAACTACAGACAGACACAAAAAGAATTTTGGAAACTATCGATTGCTTACTATCTTCTCGCAGGTGAGACTTTTTGGTATTTAGAGAGAGCAGAGAATGGAATACCTACAACAATGGTAAACCTTCGCCCTGATAATGTGAGAATCCTTATGTCTGAAGACAGCATGAGAATTGTAGGTTATGAATTCGTACAATCAAATGGAGAGACTATCAAGCTTCGTGTAGAAGATATTTTGCATGTGAAGAACATTGACCCTGTAAACCCTGCTCGTGGTGTTGGAGTCGTAAGACCTGCTACACAGAGAATAATTACAGAGAAGGAAGCATCAAAGCATCAGGCTAATACTTTTAGAAATCAGGGTCGCCCTGATATTGCTGTTTTCACTTCTGTTGATCTAACTGAAGAACAAGCTACAACAGCAAGAGAGAAGTGGAATAAAATTTATGGTAAAGATAATGGCTCTCAAGCAGGGTTCTTTGGTGATGATGTTAAAAGTATTCAGCTTCTTAATGCTAACCCTAAAGAGATGGACTTTATCAACTCTCAGAACTTCTTGCGTGATGATATTCTTTCAGCTCTTCATATTCCTAAAGCTATGGTTACAAGTGATGATGTTAATCTTGCTAACTCTCGTACAGCTAGAATCAACTACATCAAGGAAGCTTGTTTGCCTTTACTAGACACATTCCTAGACATCATCAACAACAAACTTCTTAATGATATGGGTGAAGATAAGTTTATTTCATACGAGAATCCAGTAAACGAAGACCGTGAAATGATACTCAAGGAAACAGTTGAGCTTAAGAATGCAGGAATTATTACAACAAATGAAGCTCGTGATTTGATGAGTTACCCACAGATAGAAGGTGAGGATGTACTCTCACAAGGTTCAATGGGACAGTTCCAACTATCTATGAAGAAGAAGGAAGTTAAAAGACTTGCTAAGAATATTCTTAAGAAGCGATCTATTCTTGTTAAGAAGTTCACAGCTGTTGAAGCATACACAAAGATGATTCAGATGGAGAAAGAAGTTAAGCGAGAGCGTAACTCAGTCTTTGCTACACGAGAACAAAAAGAAATGTATATCAAAGCTTTTAATAATAAGATTGATAACAAGGCAAAAGTATTCAGCGAGACTATTGATGTTTATAACAATCAACTAGAGAAGAGAATTATAAAGCACATGGAAGACTTTGGAATTAACCCTGCAAAGTTCTTTGATGTATCTAGTGAAATCTCAGAAGCAAAGAAAATCTTTACACCACTTATGCAGAATATGTTTAAGAAACCTGAATCAATGCTACAGGCTCTTGAACAGCGTGCTGAATTCTTTGTTATCTCAATGCTTGATACTGATTACAATCAGCTTAAGAAGATCATAGTAGCAGGAATGGATGAAGGAAAAGGAGTAGATCAGATAGGGCGTGATATTCGTGCTTACTTCACTGATATGAGTGTCTCAAGAGGAAAGACTATTGCAAGAACTGAGACAGGTCGCTTAATGTCTCAAGCTACTAATGAAGCATACAATCAGAGTGCTCTAGTAACAGGTAAAGAGTGGATGAGTGCACAAGATTCAAAGGTCCGTCATGAGCATCAAGTTAATGATGGAATCATAGTAGATACAAATGGAGTGTTCCCTAATGGTGAGCACTATCCGGGAGAATTAACAATCAACTGCAGATGTGCACTAGCTCCTGCTGTTTAAAATGGTATAATAATTTTATGAATGAACTAGCAAAAAAACTTCTACAAGAAAAAAGAGATAAGGCCATTGAGATGGTTGGTAAAAAACTTGATGTTGAAGTTACTGGTAAAGCAATCTCTATTGATGAGAAAAACTTTACAGCAACATTCGTTATGTCTACATCTTCAATTGATAGACATGGCGACATAGTAGATCAGAACACATGGAATCTTTCTTACTTCAAGGAGAATCCTTATTTTGCTTTACAGCATCGCTCTGATGAATTCCCTATTGGTAAGTGGATAAGTGTAGGGCTTGAGAACGACCCTAACAATGCAGGACAGCAAAGACTTGTAGGAGTTGCTAAGTTTAATACTAAGTATGAAGATGGAGCTAGAGCTTTTGACCATGTGATGGAAGGTGAAATGAATATGGTATCAGTAGGCTTTATTCCTCGTCGTGTTGAATATGATGAAGTGAAAGATGCTTTTGTGCTTTATGAATGTGAGCTTATCGAGTGTTCACTCGTTGGTATCGGTTCAAATCGTCAGGCTCTTGTTAAGACAGTAGATGAAGTTGTTGAAGTAAAAGAAGCTGAAACAATTAAAGAGAAGATAATTAAAGTTGCTAATGAACTTGACAAAGAAATCAAAGTCAGTAATACTGCAACTATCAATCAGTTACGTGCACGTGATTTGCTATTCAAAGCAATCCACAAAATGTAATGTGTCTCAACAAGCAGTAATATATATACCTCCCCTGAAATGGGTACTGTAAAAAAATTAATAGTTAATTTAAAAAAGGTATGTATAAATTTTTTAGACTCGTTGCAGGGAAGAAATTCTACTCAGACGAGAAGGGTATCCTTGTAAAGGATGCAGAAAACAACTTTGTTGAAATGCTTGAAACAGATACAGTTGCTAAAGAAGCAGTTGTTGAAGATGAAGGTGTTGCAGAAGTTGAGAAGATGCTTGCAAAGGCAGTTCTTCAAGTGAAGGCTTCAGCTACAAAAGAGCTAAGTGATTCACAGGTTAAAGCTATTGAAGCAGTAGGTGAACTCTTTAAGGGTATCACTGCACAGGCTAAGTCAAGTTCAAGTAAAATCGCTGAATCAATGGAAAAGGCATCATTTGATGTTGAAGCTGTTGAGAAGGGTATTGCTGATCTTGCTGCTCGTCAGCGCTCAAGTTTTGCATTTACCATCACTGGTAAGTCAGACCTTAAGTTCCTTACTAAGTCAACTGCACATGATGATCTTACTGGAGATGTGATTGTTCCTCAGCTTGTTCCTGAGATTACTCGTAATCCAGTAAGACAAGTGTTTATCGAAAGTATTGCAGACGTTACACCAAACATGACATCTGACAATCTTTCTTATGTTGAAACAACAACAGAAACAGGTGCACCTGCTACTACAGCAGAACTTGCAACTATTCCTGAGAAGGACTTTGCATTCCAAGAATACAAAGCACCTCTAAAGAAAATCACTGTTGCTAACAAGCATTCAGTAGAGCTTCTTTCAGATAGTGCTCAGCTTGTGAACGCTATCAAGGGATGGCTACAGGAAGACATCAATATCGTTACAGACCAGCAGTTGCTCAATGGTAACGGTACTGGTGCTAACCTTCAGGGTGTTATCGGTAGAGCTACTCTACTCGATGCAACTGCAGTCGGTACAAAGCGTGTAGCTAATGCTAACCTTTACGACGTTATCCGTGTTGCTCTTACTAAGATTGCAGTCGCAGGACAAGGCAAGTTTATGGCTAACTACGTTATCCTTAACCCAACTGATGCTGATGAACTCGACCTTACTAAGGACTCACAGGGTCAGTATGTACTTCCTCCATTCAGAAGTGCAGACGGTACAACCATCAAGGGTGCTCGTGTGATTGAGAATACTGGTATCACTGCAGGGACTTTCCTTGTTGGTGACTTCCGTAAGCTTCACATTGGTACTAAGGGTGGTGTTGAAATTGAAATGACTAACTCAGATGGAACAGACTTCGTTAAGGATATCCTTACGGTTAAACTACGTCGTCGTGTTGCTTCTTATGTTCGTATCAATGACAACGGAGCGTTCCAAACTGGTGTGATTGCAACCGTTAAGGCTGCACTTATCGCTGTCTAATCTTTATGATTAAAGACATCAAGGTGGGCACAATCCTAGAAAACTCTATTCGTGAATTCACAAAAGTTCTTGTTATAAAAGACGGAATGTATGGAATTACAGGATGGAGCAACCTCAAAGGAACAAAGGAAGCGAAAGTTGTTGTAACATATCTCAACTCTTTCGGTCTTGAGTCAGCTGAGGTTAAGATTGTGAAAGGCAATAAGCCAGCTGTAGCAAGCGCTCCTGCAACAACTGGTGATGCACCTTCTAAGACTTCTCTCGGTAAACTTTCAGCAGAAGAGGTTAAGGCTCTAGCAATAGAACTTAAACTTGATGCAGAAGGAACTAAGCCTGAAGTATTGGAAAGACTCTTTGCACATTACGGACTGAATGCCTAATGTGTGAGAGTAAAAGAGTGTTATAATTCTTTTGTAGGGTAGTAGAGTAATCTACTATCTTATCAAAAGAATTATATTTAATAATTAACTAAGCATCATAAATTTATGGCAGCAACAATTGAAATAGATGAAGCAAATGGAGCAGGAGAAACGCTATCACACAACATCACTAATGGAAATATGGGAAGTGTTGATGCAGCTAACCTTGACCCAGTTGCTAACCCTATCACAGCAGGTAACAGATCATTTGCAAAATACCAGAAGCTTCATGTTACAGCTATGGGCGGTTCAAGTAAAATTGATAACCTCAAAGTATGGAGAACAGGAGCGCTTGGAGGTGCTGCAACTCATGTTACTAATGCAAGACTTTCAGCGTATGTAAACATTTCTTATGCAACACCAGTTGCATCAGCAATTACAAACGTTGACCAAGCAATGCCGACTTCTGTTCCTGCAACAGCAAATCTCGGTATTGGTGCATCACTATCAGGAAGTTTGACTGCAGTTGGTTCAAGTGATTACCTCGTGCATCAGCTCATTACTAACGGAGCAGATACAGCAGGAAGTACATCAACACTCAACTTCCAGTACGACGAAACAGCATAATTAAAATTACTCTATGAAAAAGATAAACCCAGAATCAGTTGGAGCTATCGGCTACAAAGAGGATCTTACTTCTGTTGAACTTGTTGGAAAACATGTTGATAGTCTTACAGGTCTAGTGTTTGAAACAGAAGAAGCTTACTGCAACCATATTTCACCGGTTACAGGTTCAAGCCCTACTGAAGTAAGACATCAAGACATTCTCACAGATGGAGAATACTCAAGGCAATCTGACGCAGCACTGAAAAGAGCTGAGTAATTACAAATCAATAACGCTCAATGCAATGAGCAAGACCCTAGTAATGCAATACTTAAATTAAATACTATGTACTACTAGGGTGCATAGTATTTTATATAACCAAATGACAAAATTTAAACACAATAAAACAGGGGAAGAAGTAGAGATTGAAAAGTGGGTGTGGGCTATTGTTTATAAGGATGATACTGAGCTTCATCAGTTCGACTTAGAGACAAACCTATTCCATTCAATAACTGAAGTTGATAAATCTAAAGGGGTAAAGATGCTTACTCTTTATAGAACAACGGACAATGAAGATATGAGTAAACGCTTTGATATTATCATTCCTGAGGATTGTGATATTTTTGTTAAGTATAGGAATGTTATACTAGAAGCATCTACACCAGAAGAAGTAAGATTCAAAGTATATATGTTCGGTTATGGTAACAAGAATTACCAAGTTATCAATTATATTTTGCCTAATGACAAATTAGTTCAAGCAGGTGAAGATATAGATATTATCAATTTTATATAAACACTTATGATCTCAACAGGCGATGGCTACATTGGAGCTACAAAACAACTCGTTCCTTATTTAAAAACTGCTTCTATTGCAACAATTGCACTTCAGCCTTTTTCTCTGTTCGATGTCGCAGGAAATCCGGGAGCAGGAACACTTGCAGTAGGTAACACAACAACAGGTGTTGTTCCTACAGATGTAACAAACGGATTCCCTGTTCTTAATGCTTTTACAGGTGGGGCTGTAGGCTATCTTACTCGTGTTGCTTACTCTTCTTCTGTTGCTTGTCGTCTTAAAGTATGGGATAGACTCTGGCACGCTGGAGCAATCTCAATGACAACTCTTGCAACAACAACATTCTCATCACAGCCTTCTTATGTTGGGAGACTTCCTAACTCTGATTACAACGGTCTTTTCATTATCATTGAAATTAACACAGCAGTTTCAGCAACAGCTACAACTATTAACGTTACATACACAAATAAAGATGGAACAACTGGAAGAACAACAGGAGCTACTGCATCACTATCAGGATATACAAACAAGCGTTGTATTATTATGCCACTTCAAGCAGGTGATAACGGAGTTCAAAAGATTGAGTCTGTTACAGTTGGTGGAACAGTAGCAACAACAGGAACATTCAACGTGATTGTTGCAAGACTTCTTACAGATAACTTAAGAGTTCCACTCGCTGGCTTTGGTGATGTTCTTGGTCTTGATAGAACTGGAATGCCACAAATTTTTGAAGACTCAGCACTTTGGGTAACAGTACAAGCAGACTCAACTGCATCAGGTATTCCTGATCTGTTAATGGAGGTAGCAAACGCATAATAAAATATGTCAGTATTTCCCTTTATAAAAGTAGCTAAAGGGAAAGGAAGCTTAACAGATAGAGCAAGTAACCTTTTCTTTAAAAGAAATTATCCGGGAGCACTTAAGAGTGTTCTTGGTAGTTGGTTATTCCCTAACAATGCACCGCCTTCAGTTGTTCTTAATACTCCTATTAATGCAGGTACTACTTCAGACACAACACCTACACTAGACTTCACAGGAACAGACGATCTTGGAAGTTCTATTGAGTACAATATACAGCTTGACACTCTCTCAACTTTTGATGGAGCACCTTCAAATAATGATTCAGCAGTAAATCAATGTGATACTTATATTCGTGCAGACGTTCCTACACTAGATCAAGGAAAAGTAACAACAATGTCTGTTCAGTATTATCAGCCATTCTTGGCTACTAACAGAAGTGTTCTACAGTTCAAGCTTCCTAATGGTTCAGGTACTATCACAAAAATCTCTCTGTTTCTTTATAACTTAGGAGGTTCTTCAACAGGAGAAAATCTAAACCTTCACGAATTAACAAGAGTTATAAAAGAAGGAAACGGAGTTGCTAACTCAGGAGCTAACTGGAATAGATACAACGGAGTGAATAACTGGACAACAGCAGGTGGAGACTTTAATGCACCTGTTGTTTGTTCTGTTGTAGATACAGGGACAGGATGGAAAGAGTATGTGCTAAAAGGAACAGGAGCAACTAATCCTATTACAGCGCTTACTTGGAATAGTCTAGTTGGGGTTATCATTAAAGCAGCTAATGAATCAGGTGTAACAAAAAACAATGGCTATGCTACTAAAGAAGCAGCTGAAGAAAATCTAAGGCCATTCATAAGAATCACCACAACAACAGGTGGTCCACTTATTAATGCAAGTTCTGTTACTGATGCAGGTTTTGTTAATCCTGATAACGGAGCAGACACACATCCTTTTATTTCAGGGGATAATATTCAATACACAGTTCAATCAGCTTTACCGGGAGCAACTTACTATTGGAGGGTAAGAGCTAAAGACGTTACAGGAACAAATGTTTGGAGCGCTTGGAGTAGTACATATAGCTTCTTAATTTCTTCAGCAACACAGGTTCAAGTAACTAAGTCCGTTAACTATCTCATTAAGAGAAGTGTCTCAGTCTCTAAGAGTCTTGCTTATAAGATACGCTCATCAACAACAGCCTTCACTAGATCGATTCAATACCGAGTGAGAAGGACTCCTGCAGGTCTTACAAAATCTGTTCAGTATTCTGTTAAGTCTACAAAGCAAATCACTAAGAGTCTTAACTATAAAACAAAGACAACAGCGAGCCTTACTAAAGGTATTATTTATAGAATCGATAGAGTATTCTCAATCACTAAGGGACTTGTTTACTATATAAGAAAGAGCACGATACTTTCTAAGTCTGTTCAGTATCTCGTTAAGAGAACAACCTCAGCAACTAAAAGTGTTAAGTATACAATCAAGCTTCCTTTTGCAATTACTAAGAGTGCTAAATATACAATCAGACTTGCTCGTTCAGTAACAAAGTCAGTAGCTTACTCTGTTAAACATGCTCAGTCAGTTACTAAGGCTGTTAAGTACACAATCAGACTAAACGCAGGTCTTACTAAGTCTCTTCAGTATGCTCTCAAGCGATCTAATGTAATAACAAAATCAGTAGCTTATAAAGTTAAGGCCATTGCTTCAATAACAAGAAGTATTATTTACCGAGTTAAAGCTCCTTCATCGCTCACAAAGTCAGTAGCATATAAAATTAAGGGTCCACGATCTGTTACAAAGTCAGTTGATTATAAGCTTAAGCGTAACCTATCATTTACAAAGTCTCTTAGTTATAAAATCGGAAGGCTTGCAAGTCTTACAAAGTCTCTTACGTATACAATCATCAAGCTTAGATCAGCAACAAAATCTGTAAGCTATAAAATCAGAACAGTAACAAGTCTTGCAAAGAGTCTTGTTTATTCTGTTATTGCTCCTACTTCAATCAACAAGGCTATTACTTATCTTGTCTCTTCAGCAAGAAACTCATCAAAGACACTCTCTTATAAAATTAAAAGAGCTTCTTCAGTTACAACTTCAGTTACTTACAATGTCTTTAACCCAGGGGGAACATCTCAGGTAACAAAAACAACAGCTTTACAGTATGCAATCAAAACTGCTAAAAGTGTTAGCAAGTCAGTTGCTTATAAGGTCCGTAGAATTGGCTCAATAGCCTTCAGCCTTTCTTACAGCCTTAAACATGGTACTTCTACCACAAAGTCAATTAGATATGCCTTAAAAGTCAATTTTGGGCTTAGTAAAGGAGTCTCATACAAGGTAAAAAGACCTTTACTAACTACAATCTCACTTGCCTATAAAGTAGGACAGCCTGAATCAATAACAAAATCTTCTCAGTATGCAGTCAAGAGTTCAAGGAATCTTACAAAAACAGTAGGCTATAAAGTCGCTCATCCGTTCAGTAAGCTGCTTTCTATCGCTTATAACATTGTAAGACTCTTCACTTTGTCGATTACTTACACGATTATAAAGCCTGCAACAATCACAAAGAGCATTACTTATGTTGTTAGAATCTATCCTTACAGTGATAAAACAAGTCCTTACTCTTTGAAGGCTTCACCATTCTCAGGAAAGACCTCACCATTCGGCTCAAAAGTTTCACCTTACGGAGATAAGAACAACCCCTATACAAATCTTTAAAACTTAGTGGTATAATAAAAACATGAGCACCAAACCTTACACAACAAAATTAGAAGTTGAAAATTACTTACTAACAACAGTTGACCCTTCATTCGATACTCAGATCGCAACATGGATAAGTGCAATGAGTCGCTATATCGATAATTACTGCAATAGAATCATTTATGATGATACTCCAAGTACAATGCTTTATGATGGAGACAATACAGATATTATTTTAATTAAAGACTGTGTTGATATTACTGAGGTAAAGCTTGATGGTGTTGTAGTAGATACATACTTCAAATACCCACAAGGAAAAACTTACACAAGTAGAATCAAACTACAAGATCAGTATTTTTCAAATGGTCTTCAGAATGTTTCTGTTACTGGTATTCATGCAATGGATAAAGTTTTGCGTGATGATATTAAGTTCGCTTGTACTGTTCTAGTAGCAGGAATTGTTAACGCTTCGATGCTCGGAAATAAGAGAGGAACAACAGAAAAGATTGGAGGTTATGCAATCACTTACAAAGATAATGTTCAAGAAGCTGATTACTCAACAGCTAAAAAGATTCTCTCAAGCTATAAGCGTATAGCTCTATAACTTATGTCTTTCTCAGCACTACTCATTCAGACTTGTACAATACAGGAAAAGCAAATCTCACAAGTTACTTATGAGAAGTCTATTGCTTGGATAGATGTTTCAACTAATGTTCCTTGTAGAAAAGAAGCAAGTCAAAGTGTGAGAATCAATGATGCTGATTTTAGAAGTAACACTGATGATGATGTTTTTTACTTTAATGCTGATGTCATTATTGAAAGAGGAAACAGAATAATTCTCAATGCTAAGTATTATGATGTTATTAAAGTGAATGAGATTTTAGATTCAACAAGCCTTCATCACATTGAAGCAGTAGCAAGACTTGTAGACAACAAATAAACCTATGTCATTAAAAGCAACAGTAACATTCAAGAATGGAACAGATGAAGCTGAAGCAGGTATCTCAAACTTTATTGACCTAGCTGTTAAAAGAGCAGCAAAAGTTACAGCAAGAAATGTAATGGATGGCTCAAGACATTTATTTCATTGGAGAACAGGAAATCTTGCAAGAAGTATTCAAGCTAGAGATATTAAACCGGGACAATCTGAAGTCGCTGTTGCACAGATTGCAGGTGGACAAGATGTTAGGTATGCAATACATCTTGAGTATGGAACAAAGTATATTGCCCCTAGAGCTTTTATGAGAAAGGGTGTTGCTGCTTCACAAGATGATATTGATAAGATATTTAAAGAAGAAGCTGACAAAGTAAGAATTACAATTAACTAATGCTATACTATTTTTATGATTGAGCAATACATATTCAACAAGATAACAGCT